GCTGACGCAGGACTCCTACTCTACTAGAACACAAGATATACACGACTGTTTCGGCATAACGTTTCTAATCGGCCTGTTGCTGATCGTCGCTGGGTCTGTCATCAATCTCTGGGAGATCATACCATGAATGATGATTTCACCAAGAGCCACATCGTGATGCTCTACTTGATCATTGCCGCTTTGATGATCCTGCTACTTGGCGGATGCGCAGTGGTGGTCAAGCAAGGGGCAACGCCACCCGTAGACCCATTAACCCGCAAACATTACTGAGGGAAAGAGTGATGGACACTATTAACGGCTGCGAGTTTTATGATGGCAAGTGGTATACGGAAGGCCAGCGTCAGGCATGGCGCAAGGCAATGACACCAGCCGCCGACGAGATTGAACGGTTGCGGGAAGCGTTGCGAAAGATTGCGGCGGCATCAAAGATTATTGCAAAGGGCAAAGACATGGAACTTGCGTTGCAGTTGTTGCTGACATCACACCGCCAGACAGCACTGAAAGCATTAGGAAAGGAAGAGTGATGAAGCGTAGGTCATTTTTAGCATTACTGGGGTTTGGTGCCGCTTCGTCGGGGTCCGTGGCAAAATCGGCTCTTGTCGAGTCGGTGCCTGTCACCTCAGCACCCGTGGTTGTGGCTACCACCCAAGTGACCGTTCCGTCTTACATGGTGCGGATACCAGTCACCGTGAGCTTGACACCTGCGCAGATCGAGGCCGCAGAGATATCTGATATATCGGTTCTTCAATACGCTCAGGAGCTACTTAAGGCCAAGCAACGTAACGAGATCGAGGGTGAAGTAGACTCTAAGCTTGAATACGATGTTGAAAGGGTGTTGGGCTACAAGTTGACACCCGTAAAGAAGGAGCTGGAACAATGACACTTGATCAGGCTATACGAATACTATTTGACTGCACCCAGCATAACGTAAGGTCAAAGGAGGCTTTCAATGTAGCCTATGAAGAGTTCGTGAGGGTTAACAGGGTAAATGAGCAATTGGTCCACTCGTTAGACGATTCGGTTAAAGTAATCGAGAAGCTATTAGAGGAGAGTAAAAATGAGCGAGACTAAACCAGTATACGTACAGAAGAACAATACGGGTGTATTGTTTAAGAATCAGTACAAGACCACCCCCAATCATCCAGACTATACTGGGAATGCCACCATCGAAGATAACAAGTACAAGGTGGCCGCTTGGACCAAAGTGTCGGCCAAGGGGGCTAAGTTCCTTTCGCTGTCCTACACCAACGAAGACGACTTGCACCCTCTGGGTGTGGGCAAGCCAAAAGAGCCAGACAACCGCACTACCGACGAAATTCTCGACGACAAGATTAATTTCTGACCAGGAGAATACCCGTGACCAAATCAGTTCCAGACGTGCCAGCAAAAGAGCCAGAGATTGTTGAAAAGCTTAAACCGTCGATCGTCATCACCATCGGCGACGACAACACCATGTATTTCGACGTAACCGACGAGCTTAATACTTGGCCCACCGACAAGATGAAAATCGCCGCTATGGCTATGTTCGATTTCGTCCAGCATCTGCGAGTGACGATCGATAATCGCGAAAAGATGGACGCTTTGACAAAGAAGTATCTAAATGGTGGCATCAAACTATCGTAAATACTTGACAAACATGTGACCGTATGCTAAAATAAGCATACGGTCACAAAAGGCCGCAGATAGGACATAGGAGACAAAGAATGGTAATGCGCATCGTGCACAACGATCAAATCGTACAAGTAAAACCAGACGGCATCGATCATTATGTAATCATAATGAATGATGCTATGGCTGGGTGTGTTAGTTGGTCGCGTAACTCTAAAAAATGGATGGCATACGTATCCAAAGATGACTCGATGGAGCACTTCTACTCCCAGTTTGCGGCAGTGAAGTGGGTCTTGGGGCATTACGCATGATTAGGCCATCCGTTGCAGAAGCCAGATTGGCTATCATTATCTGTATGAACGACTTGGTGCGGCAATACGTTAGGGCCATGCCAAGTCGTCGATCAACTGATGGCAAAGGACGCGTGACCGACGGCAACGCACCATATATCGATGGGCTGATCACAGCCTCTTTTGTGCCAGACGGAGACGATCACGACGATATCAACAAGGCGATTAATAGATGCGTTAACGTCATGATGACATACGAATACACCATTACTGCTGACCCAGACTCCATCAAAGACATACGCAAACTGATAGAGCAATTAGGATCGATACTTGCTATCTCGACAGCATACCCAGAAAAATCGGCCAGTCGAGCCAAGGCACTAGGAAAAGGAAAACGAAAATGACATCTAGAGAAATGGGTGATACGTTCATTGGCATGTGTAACACTACCCTTATGCGGGAGATGATTGAGAAGCTAGACGGCAGGTCTTATGGTGAAGGTATTGGCACTTTGATGGGTGCCTTAGCGTTTATGATCGACACCGATGAAAATCTGTCAACCATACAGAAAATGGCCATGGTGCATTCTATCAGCCAGACGCTGTTGTTGATCATGGCAATTAAATCTTCAGATGAAAATACAAATGAGCAGGTGCACTAATGAAACAGACTCTTACCCAATTCAAGCGCATCCCAGTCGCCGATAAAAATACTGGTAAGCCCACTTGTCAGTATAATCGAATGATGAATCTTATCAAGCAGTGCATCCTTGGCGGTGGCCACGTCGAGTTTATCCAGCATGGTTCCTACCGCGAAGTATACCCACCAGTGGTTAGCGTTGACCTTCATTGGGAGGTAAGCCAATGAGACATCCTTGCAGACGCTGCGATGGCACTGGTGTTACTGACGAGGGCAAAGTGCGATGCTGGAATTGTCATGGAAACGGTTTAGATCCAGCAGAGTATTTTACATGGTCTGAGGCTAAAGAGGCAGAGAAAACACCCGAAAAAACGGTGTGGGAAAAGTCGATCATCGACCTACTACACGAGAAAATGGTACAGCACGAAGAGAGAGTGCGACTTAGAAAAGAAGAGGAGGCCAAGCAATGACTGGTTGGAACGCAAAAAAGGCAGTTACTGACAGACAGCCTCTACCAGACGAGTTTGTAGACCTAGACAAAGTGTTGGAATACGCCGATGTCTGGTATGAGTGCAAGCGTCGCGCTAATAACGCCGCATTTGACCAAGCCGAAAGAGACATATCAGCGGCATTGGAAGTGCTAGCGTGGGAGCGTCTCGTCGTCGCTCATCGCAAGCTGATGGAAGATCGCTACAGCTTGATCAAAGCGCACAACCAGATTGAAAGGGATATCAGTGAATTGCTTCAAGGCGGTGTTCCTGTCACATCTTGACAGGATGTGTGGCGTGTGGTATACTACTGGGGTAAAGGATAACGTAAATGAAACAGTTCAATAGGGTATTTGCACCAGTAAACAACGAAAGGTTTGACAAGTCGGCTCTCTATGACTTGGCGAACGACACCATTTTCGTTTGCCCAGTCCCCATGTTTGACGACATCAAGGATAGGCACGATCTCTTCGAGCACTACATCGACGAGCACATGAAGGACTTTAACCCAGATACCGATTGTATTGCCGATTTTGGCGACTCGATGATCTTCGCGATGATGATCTTCTACGTGGCTATGGAGCATGATAGACTATACGTGGCTCGGTATAATCGTCGGGCTAGTGGTTACACCATCAGACTGATTACGACGGAGACAGACAAATGGTAAATGAAAATAACTTCAAAGTGGTGCGGCAGTTGACTCTTGATCTGGCTGATTTTGTCAAGCACATCAAGGAGAATGGCCCCACCCAGTCGGCCAGCCTTTGCGCCGAGCACTACCGCATGTTGCGTGAAATGCACGACGAGATTGATGCGGTTAAAAAAGAAGCGTACCACGCGATGGAGCACTACACGATGTCCGTGTTGCCAGAGCTTTTCGAGGATGAGTGTGTTACCACGCTAAATCTGGCAAGTGGTTATCGTGTTACCGTTAAACACACTATGAGAGCGTCGGTTAAGGCCGATGCCAAAGGCCACGCGTTTCAGTGGCTGATTGATAATGATCTTGGTGATCTTGTCACCGAGACTGTGAATGCATCCTCGCTCTCTGCTACGGCGAGGATGTTAAACGAAGAAGGCCGCGAGTTACCCACGGACTTCTTCAATGTCGCCACGCTCCCTCAGGTAAGCTTGACGAAAACGAAATAAATCCTGATTTATTGAAAGGCTTAAGCCATGGCTAAAAGTGCAGTTGCTACCAAGTCGCAGTCCACAGCAGTCGCTACTTCTGATGAGAACTTCATGACTAAATACGGCCTCGCGGGGACCGAAAATATCGACTCGTCGTCGGTAGAAACGCCCCGTCTCGTCTTGATGCAAGCATTGTCCCCACAAGTGGAGCAATACAGTGCGAAGCAGGGAGCCTATTTCCACTCGATCCTCGAAAAGGACTTGGGTGATGAATTGGTCGTTGTGCCGCTCTACATCGAAAAGACTTACACCCTTTGGCGTCCGCGCCTTGATGGTGGTGGGATCCTTGCTCGTCAGGAGGGCAATGCTTGGGTGCCTAGTCATACCAAGTTCGAAGTCACTCAGGGTGGCCGCACTATAGTGTGGGACACTAAGGGATCGATCCTTGAATCGGGTCTAGCCAGTTGGGGGTCCTCGGTGCCCGATGATCCTCGGTCGCTTCCAGCAGCTACTGAGACCTACAACTTCGTGTTTGCACTGCCTGATCACTCAGAAGGGTCGCCAGTGGTACTTTCGTGCAGTAAGACCGCAATCAAGCCGACCAAGAAGGTGCTCAGTCAGATTAAGATGTCTGGTCGCCCGTCTTTCGGTTTGCGGTTTATCCTCTCCTCTGAAAAGACCGAAAATCAGAAGGGCAAGTTCTTCACGCCCAAGTTTACGATGAACGGTCTTAATACTGAAGCCCAGTGCGATGAGTATTACAATCTCTACAAGCTCTTCGCCAATAAAGATCGCAAGATCGGTGTAGTTGATGCGGATCACGACGGAGACGCCGTGGTGAATGAGGGACGCTTCTAACCACCGTCTACTCCTAGCGGCGTAGAGTCCGCTAGGAGCTTAATGCGGGGCGGTGTGTTTCTGCTGCTTCCACATCTTGGGCTAATCGAAGCAGAGCAGCGTCAGGTTAGTCACCCGCATTTTTTTCATAGGAGAATTAGATGATTAATGAAGTGTCGCGTCGCTTAGCAGACGCAAAGATGGTTGTTATCGACGTTGAAACTAATGGCCTAGATTGGCGCAATTGCTTCATTTGCGGTTGGGTATTCACGTTTGGTCCCCGCGAAGAAGACACCTACTATTTGCCAGTGCGCCACGAGACTGGCCCCAATTACGATCCTGCCAAGGTGCGGGACATGTTTAATTCTCATCAAGATGTCGCTCGTCACTGGGTGGGCCACAATCTCGCCTTCGATTTGGCGTTTATCCACAAAGAGTGCGATCCTATCAATGGCACGTTCGAGGATACGATGATCAATGCGTGTCTCATTAACGAGTTCGAAGAGTCATACAGCTTGGCGGCTTGCGCCGAGAACGTTAATGTACAGAGCAAAAAATCGTCCGAAATCCTGCAACACATCGCCAATACATTTGGTGGCGACGCTCATAAAAATCGCATGGGCGAGTTCTGGCGGCTCCCAGCAGACGACGACATGGCACATGAATACGCCAGAGGCGACGGCACCACCACTTGGCAATTGTGGGAAGTGCAACAGCGTCGACTTGAAATGCAAGAGCTTGGCCAAGTACACAAGATCGAGTGCGATCTCATCCCAGTGTTGAATCGCATGACCATGCGCGGTATCAAGATCGATGTGTCGTATTTGCATCGGCTGAAGGAGCATTTGGAAAAGGAGCACACCGTTCTAATGAAGGAGATTGGTGGTGACACTAACATTAACTCCAGTAAGCAGATTGCCCAGTTCTTTGCCGATCGTGGCTACAGCGGGTGGCCCACCACCGAGAAGGGCAATCCGTCCTTTACCGAAGAGTGGTTGTCTACCAATGAGCTTGGGCAAAAGTTCGTTAACGTGCGCCGCGTGTCGAAGATGCTGTCGTCGTTTGTCGATCCGATCTTGGAGAGACACTTGCACAACGGTCGAGTGCACCCCCAGTATAACCAGCTCAAGTCCGACGAGTTTGGCACGGTCACGGGGAGACTATCGTCGTCCAGCCCAAACGTCCAAGCGGTGCCAAAGCGCAACGCCGACTCAGGTATACCCTTTCGTGCCATCTTTGTGCCAGACGATGGCATGATCTGGGGATCCGCTGACTACAGCCAGTGTGAGCCAAGGCTACTGGCTCATTATTCTAATTGTAAAGTCCTTGTTGACGGCTATAGTGCGGATCCACCCGTCGACGCCCACACCGCTGTGGCCAATGCGGCAGGAATCGACCGCCAGTCTGGCAAACGTCTTAATCAGGCACTGCTCACGGGTGCTGGTATCAAGAAGGCCACTCTGATGCTGGGTAAGCCACCCAAGGAGGCCGAGGCGATCGTCAAGCAATACTTCGCCTCAATGCCAGAGATCAGAACCCTCCAGGAACAAGCCGCAAGCGTTATGAGGGAAAGGGGATACGTGAAGTCGATCTTTGGTCGACGTGCTCGACTGGAAAAATCGGGCTACGAGTACAAGGCAGTTAACCGCTTATTGCAGTGCAGTAACGCGGACATGATTAAAGTGTCGATGGTGAAGGTAGATGAGTATTGTATGAGTGTTGGTGGCATCGATATGCTTAATAACGTTCATGACTCTATCGACTTTCAGTATGATCCTGATCGCGTGGACGCTTATCGCGGAGCTATTGAGATCATGTGCCAATTTCCTCAGGTCAATATACCGATCGTCGTGGATGACGATACTGGTAGCAACTGGGGTGAAGCTTCTTACGGTACTAAGTATTACGAAGAGGTGATGGCCAAAAAGGGTCTGAAATGAGCATAGAGCTTAGGTATCAAAAGCAAATCGTCGACGATGTTAAATTCTTTAACCGTCGATCATATGCGATAAAAATGTCTAATCGCTTCATTGCTGGAATACCAGACCTGCTGATCAAGGTGCCTGACTACGAGATACTGTTTGTAGAGGTGAAATACACCGCTCTACCCAAGACGTCTAACACCGTGTTAGTCGAAACCACCGCCATTCAGAAAAGAACGCTCAAGGTAATGGCTGGTGCGGGTCTTGCGGTGGCGGTGTGGGTGTTCGTAGACGTTGGCAAGTCTATTGGAATAGCAAAGGTAGGGTGGGACAGAACATCGATAGACATAGACCCCGCCAAGTTAATTTATAGGCCGAAGGGTAAAATCTGGCCCATAAAAGAATTACTTACAAACCCCGACGGATACGGCATCTGGTAGCGTCACATCTTGACACAAAGACCACGGTGTGGTATACTAAAACACTAACAGAGGGATACACAAAATGCATAGTGACGGATTTCTGCAGTATGGCAAAGCATCAGTGCTGATCGACGGTCAGTTCGGTTCTACAGGCAAGGGTCTCGCCGCCGCCTACATTTTCGAAGTGATTAAGGACCAATACGACTGGGAAAAGGTGGTGTGCATCACCAACGCTGCCCCCAATGCTGGCCACACCACGATCACGGCAGAAGGTCGCAAGTTCGTAACGTTTCATATGCCCACAATGGGCGTCTTGTCGCCCAACTCGCCGATTTTCCTCAATGCAGGTGCCATCATCGACATTGAGATGCTTAAAAAGGAAGTAGCCGATCTTGGCGTAAACCCCAATCGGGTCTTCATCCACCAAAATGCGGCAGTTATCACCCCAGAGGACGCGGAGTACGAAAAGCAACGTAGCTCCTCACAAACGAAAATCGCATCAACACAAAAAGGAGTAGGACGTGCACTCGCAAGGAAGGTCGGAAGAGACGGGAGGGTCGTTCGCGATTTTGCTAGCGACCTTGTTAATAGCGGCTTCAATATATCCACTAATGATGCTAATCACTACCTTATGCGAGGTTTTGCCGCGATGGTGGAGACACCACAAGGTATGGGATTATCTCTCAACAACGGTTTCTACCCTCATTGCACATCTCGCGAGGTTTCTGTCTCACAGTCGCTCTCGGATGCTGGTCTGCACCCAAGCACTCTTGCTCACACTCTGGCTACGTTTAGGACGTTTCCGATCCGCGTTGGCCACATCTATGACGAAGACGGTCAAATAATCGGTAATTCAGGACCAGTATACCCTGATCAAATAGAGCTATCATGGGACTACTTTAGGGGTGTAGAGCCTGAGCGCACCACAGTCACCAAGCGCGTACGTCGCATTTTCTCTTTTTCGGAGCAACAGTATGCTGAGGCTCTGGTCCGTTTGCGGCCCACATATGTACACATCGGTTTCTGCGACTACTTTAATGACGAGGACGAGTTTCACCGCTTCATCGACATTTTGGCGCGGGTCGAGGCACAAGTCGGCGTCAGGGTCCATCGGTTTTATGCTTTCGGACCAGCAACCACCGACGTTATTCACGACAATGAGGTATACTTTAACAAGATGGCACTAGGAAGGTTCTTTAAATGAAAACGAGAGAAGAAGTATCAACGTTTGCCACCGCTATGGAGGGCAAGCTACAGAAGCGCGATGCTTATGGTGGGTGGCGTCACTTGCCGCTTGAGTATCTGCAAGAGAAGCTTGAGTCCGAGTTGCGCGAGTTGTTTATCGCGCTTAAGTACGAGAGCCGCTCAGAGGTAGCTGGGGAGTGTGTAGACGTGGCCAATTTTGCCATGTTCATCTGGGACATCATGCGGTCCCAGCCCGAAAAACGCGAGGGCATCCTTACTCGCGGGTCTAAGGAGAAGGCACATGAGTAGTCTTACAGCTCCTCGCAACGCGCCGTTTGCCGCTGCATTCAGAGACCTGTCATACGTGCCGCGCTGGGGCATCCTGCGTAGCATCCGCAAGCAAAATGTCGCTGAGCACTCGTACTATGTGGCACTGTATGCGGATCAACTCGCCGCGCTGATACAGTGGGAGGGCGACACTGCCGCTCTCCTTCAGTACGCGCTGTTGCACGACATCGATGAGACGATCACGGGAGACATTCCAGGCCCAGTGAAGCGAGCAGCGTTCGACAAAACCAAGATGTGGAACAAAATCCGCGATACAATGGCTAGACGTTTCGGGACTATCAACGTGTTTCGCCTTAATAACCCGCTACCAGAAATCAAGGCTATCGTCGCGGTAGCCGACTCCATCGACGAGATATCATATCTTATCGAAGAGACTGTGCTAGGCAATAAATGGGTAAAGGTGGTGTTGGTGGAGGCCATTCGTCGCTTTGAGGCTCGGTGGGAGATGCTACCCATCAATGACGAAGAAGACTCTAAAAGTCTCAAGGCCGTTGTGATGGAGATACTCACCACCCACAGGCAGGACCCTATTCTTCTTAAGGATGTGCTATGAATTGGCCGTTAGCTCTTTCACCGTTGCCAGTGCAATCAGAGGCACTTAAACGCTCCAAAGGTAGCGAGGGGTACGCTTACTTTCTAGAGCCTGGAATGGGCAAAACCGCCATTATCATGGCCGAATTTAGTAATCTAGCCGCCGCTGGTAAGGTTAAGCTGTTGCTGGTAATATGCCCCAACACCCTTCGTGGCAACTGGGCGGCGGAGGCCGAGAAATTCGGGTTTGCGTACAACGTTGCGGTGCACCCAGAGCCACCACCCAAGGTGGGTATGTTAATCGTTAACTATGAGCGTCTGGTCACCAAGTCTTACACCGACTTGCTGAAGGTGGTGTCTGCCACTTCTAGTATGGTAGTCTGCGATGAGAGTCACAGAATTAAAAACCCAAAGGCCAAATCCACCAAGGCGGCTATCACACTGTTTGACCAAGCAAAGTACAAGCGCGTGATGACGGGTACACCCATGGCCAACAACGTGATTGACCTGTGGCCCCAGCTACGGGCGATCGGGCATAACGGATCCCACCGCACACCGTTTACTTGGCGCAACCGCTACGGTATTATGGGTGGTTGGATGGGCAAGGTGGTTGTAGGTGTGCAACGCGAGGAGGAATTAAAAACCATCATCGACGGGTGCGCATTTCAAGCCAAAAAGGTAGACTGGCTGAAGACCCTGCCACCCAAAGCATACTACACCATTCAATACGACATGCTTAAGGCTCAGAAGGACGCATACAAGAGCATATATACCGATCGGTTTCTAGAGGTAGACGACTCTGAAATCACTGCTAGCATCGTAATCACCGCGCTGATGAAAATGCAACAGATCACGTCTGGCTTCATGATGGACGACGAAGGTAAGGTAGTTTATCTGGTCGAGCCTTACAATAACCCCAAGATTAACGCAGTTAAGGAGGTGGTGAGTGACATTGACGGAAAAGTTATACTATTTGCTCACTATCGTGAGACGATACGGCTTCTTCAGAACTCCAAAATAGGCAAGCATGTTACTATTATCGGCGGCATGAAGCGCGACGAGATTGCCAAGGCTGTGTTCGATTTTAATAACGATGACAGTGTGCGATTTCTAATTGCTCAGACCGCCACCGCCAAGGAGGGCATCACCCTTCTTGGTAACATGAATGTGCAATGTAGCACTACGGTGTTTGTGGAAAATACCTACAGCCTGATCGACCGCACACAGGCCGAAGACCGCAACCACAGACACGGCCAGATGGCCGAGCAAGTGTCTTACTACGATATGGTCGGTAGTAAGCTGGAGGCCAAGATCATCAAGGCACTTCAGAACAAAAAAGACCTAGTTAAATCCGTGATGGAGGGCGTCTGATGGCGGTCAAGAAAAAGAAGCCTAATGTCAGGATGAAGACTTACGTTCAACGCCAAAAAGAGCGTGGACTAACTAGCATTAACATCTGGATACCAGTTGAGTACGCAAAAGGAGTGAGAGAATGGGCAGACCGATTAAGACGAGAGCACGGAATTACAACAAAGCGAAGCACGTTCCTGTACGGGAACAAGGAATAACCGCTCGTGTACTGGAAACCGCCCTCGACTATGTTAGTAACGACAGAGGTAGAAGCCACGGCGACGCAAAAGCTAATTTTCATCACATTGCATCGCTTTGGAGTGCTTATGTTGGTGTGCCAATATCGTCGCTTGACGTTTGCCAAATGATGACCCTGCTGAAGATAAGCAGGTCTAAGATCGGAAGTTCTACACATATGGATCACTATGTTGACCAGTGTGGATACTCGGCACTAGCAGCCGAAATCGCCAGCGGGGACGATATCCCCGATAACCAAGGAGAATGAAAATGGTAAGTCTTACAGAAGCAATGCACAGAGTAGACAAGACAGTAGAAAATGACGAATTCATGCTTAGGGCGTCGATCATCAACTCGATGATCATCAAAGCCCAGCAGTGTGGTAGGAATTATCTTACTCCTAACGATGTGCGTCGCATCGACGTGATGTTTGGCGTTTTGCAGGATGCCCAGTTGCCACCTGCGCCAAATAGCTCACAATACGCTACTCAGTCGCAGAATCCAGAGCCATTTAGCGGTTTCTTGGCGGGTGTCGAGCAGACCCTTACCGAAGCCATTAACGAAGGTTCATCTAAGAAATGACCCCTATGGTTTGCGTTGACTCTTTGTTTATCATCAAGTCGGTTTTGGACAACATATGCCAAAAGCACGGGGTAACGTATGAGGAGTTAACGTCGCTGTCGCGAAAAGACGGGCTTACCAAAGCCCGTCGAGAAGCCATTATTACGATGAGAGACGAGTTGAAAATGTCATATCCGTTTATTGCTCTTATGATTAAAAGAGACCATTCTACGGTGCTTCGTATTTACGAAAGGGAAAAAGGGCATGACGCTAGAGTCGTTCATCCGTAATACCGTAATTGATATGTGGAAGGGTAACAAAACCGCCCTTCAAATATCCAACTACCTTCGGGCCAAAGGGTACCACCTATCCCGAAGTGCCATTAGCGGTAGGGTAAAGCGTCTTCAAGACGCTGGGGTGCTTCGTCGAAGGACGATCGCCCCAACCACCGTTAGTGAGAGAAAAGCTAGGCCAGCCGTCGAGAAAAAGCCGCCACCGCCACCCGTAATGGAAATTAAACACAACAACCCAGTGTCTCTTCTTGACTTAAAAAGTGAGCATTGTAGGTACCCATTAGGCAACAGCATGTTTTGTGGAGACCCAATACACAAAATATCATACTGTTCTTGTCACTATAAACTATGCTATAATACGATTTTAAATTATAGAGGAATAGCAAATGCTACAGTTAACCCCACCACTGCCGCTAACCACCCCAAAAGGAAAAGCTTTGGCCCATTTCGTTATTGACTATGGGCCAGAACACCACCTGTTGTGGGTATGCTTTCAAGACGACACTGGTGAGTGCTGGTCATGGCCAAACCCCGACATCAGGATTCAGAATAACCCGTCGATGCAACGAGACCTTAAGGACTTTAAATTACCCTCTTGGCAATCTCAAGCGCATGCACAACAGCATCGTCAGGCTGATTCAAAATAACCTTTGTCTCTTCGCCAAGGCCGCGCTTTGCTTTGTCGGCCATGTTTACCAGACGATCAGCTTCGTAGTGGTGATCAAGGACACTACCACCAGTAGCGCGGCCTTGGCGACTTTCAACACCCTCTTTTGCACCAGTCGCGCTTACACGTGCCTGATTAGCACCGAACAGAGAGGCAAGCGACTCGACGCTTGGACTTTCCATTAACTGGCGGCGAAGCTCAGGGTTAGTGCGGGACTGTTGCAGAAGGTCCATCGCCTTTTGGCGCACACTTCCAGATAACAACGCTTCGGTAAACTGGTTAATACCAAGATTGCCTATGGGAGTGTTACCAAGTACGCCTGAACTAAGTAATTCTAAACCACTTCCAACGGGAATGCCAGTAATAGCCTCGGCACCCTTGGTAAGACCGTAGCCCGCGATATTACGGGCAATGCGGCCAGTGGCCACCCCGTACAGAAGGTCGCTTGTCTTGTTCTCAGCCAACTTGTTAATCGCGCTAAGGTTAGCCACACCACTTGGTGGGATCTTGGCGATTGCACGAGCAGAATTCTCCAGCATATTAAAATACTCGATGTCTGCGGGGGTGCGCACGTGCTCATTAATTTCTTTACGAGCGTTATCGAACAGCTTAACAAGCTTTTCGGGGCTAGCTGACGCCGCCGCAAAGTTGTCGGACAATTGCTGTGCGGAGCTTGACTGTTTAATAGCATTGATACGATCGCGTAATCCTGGAACTTTATCCACCAGAGCGTTGTTGTTGCTCTTGGCCAACCACCTGTCTACTTCTTGTGGTTTAATGATCTTTGTTCCATCGCCCGTCATGTCGGCGACGAGGTAATTGGCAAGGTGGTCGTTAATAGCACCATTCGTGGCCTTTTGCAACTGTTCAACGTTCTGTCGACTGTTTGCTCCAGTAAGCATTTTCTGAAATGTAGCATCAAGTGCTACTTTTTCCGCTCCACCCACCTCTTTATTAAGGTCTCTAAGGAATCCAGTATTGTAAACTTCGTGGTAATCGCGAGTAGCGTCAACAGCATTTTTCCAAGCGTTTCTAACCGTGCTGGCTTTATCACCAAACACGATGTTTTTCTCGTTGTTAAGGATATCGGCAAGCTGTTTGCCGAGTTGATTATTAACCATACCAGAGAAGTTGTCTCCCTTAACAAATGCTTCGCGACCCGCGCCAAGCACCTGAGAGCGCAGTTTCTGTATGTGGTCAAGTGGGATGTCTCGACTATCGCTAGTCTTGATCTCGTTAATAACGTCCATCACATCTTTCGGAATCTTTTGACGCTCAGACGGGGACAAGCCCTTAATATAATTATCTACCGCATCGATAGACTTGTTGCGGTACATGCTAACGTTTTTAAGAGACGGTGATTCCCACAGTGTCTTCACATTGTCGCTTGCCGCTTCTTCCATGGTAGTAAATATCTGTCGTGCTTCAGAAGACGCCATGGTGCGAGGAGCGGTGCCGCTAAGACCATACTGGGACTGCAAGTCCCGCTTAAGGCGATCTGCCGCTTCTTCGGTACCCTTCTGCACCGCCTCGACGTTTTTCTCTCCTTGACCTTCCAATTGCGTAGGTACCAATGCGCCTTCACCCTCTTTCGGCATAAGACGAGGATCGCTTTTAAGACGAGCATCGAGAGCGGCGTGACCTGCGTCGCCCGACAACTGGGCAGACGACGGCACGAAATCAGGCAGGTAATTCGGCTGGTGCGGCGATTGTACAGGCTGAGTCTGACCGAGCCTAGACTTAACCGCATCGGCATCGGTAGCGGACTCTCGCAACGCTTGACCTGCAATGCGTTTTGCGGAGTCCTCTGGAAAAAAGTGTGCACCAGCTATTTTAGGAATAGCAGCTGACCCCGCGCCAGCGGTAATACCCGCGCCTAACGCAAGAACGGGATTCTCGGTAACACGACCGACTGTTTCACCAGCAGCCGCCCCGACACCCGCAGGAACTGCCCTTTTAACGATATCTAGTCCCTTTTCAACGATACCAGCCTTGCCAGACGGGGAAAGGCCAGAAGTAGTTCCCTCAAGAAACGCCATGCCAGTCTCACCAGCGGGAGACTCAGCTTTGTATTCACCCGTGTGTGGCAGAATTCTTTTTTGGATGTCTGCACCAGATGGCAAGTTAGTAGGATCAGTGTAATAACCGAGACGACCCATGACGGTACTATCTTTACCAGTCTGAGCCTCTTTCATCTCACCAGCGAATTTTTGCTGGTCAGAGTACACGTCATGAAATGGCTTACCAGTAATCAATGACCCTGTATAAGCAGCGGCCATATTGCCAAGGTCCATAATGTCCCCAGCCATTCCTGTCCAAGGCAAGTGGGTAGCACCCTTAACCACAGCGGTTCCAATAGCTTTTGACGCTTTGTCAAGCGTTGTGTCTGTCGGAGCGTTTGACAAAGCGCCACGCTCGGACTCTGGCAAATAACCGAGTGCCTCTTCGTAAGAAATGCCACCAGAGGGAGTGGTAGAAGACCTAGCAACGGGCTTCCTACCAGTAGCATCTTCATAAGAAATTCCGTCGTCAGCTTCTTCACTCATGGTGTATATTTCCTTGCAGGAGGAGTACTCTTAAACTTTTGAGAGTTAGCATCCCACCAACCAACTGTTTCTTTCTTAGTCTTAGGATCCATAATCCAGTATTTTTGACCATCAGGGATTTGGTCGGGGTTAGGTGGTTTAACGCCCTTAGGAGCGATATGCTTTTCAGCATCCTTAACGTAATCATTAAGATTGTGCTCTTTATCACGACGCCATTTGTCGTTAAATTGTTCTGGGTAAATGTCGTCTGGGTTGGCCATGCGATAATTCATATAGTCTTTGTGGTGATGATCCTGATAGTTAAGTACACCTTCTAACTGAGCCAAGATCGACCTGTTGGCCTCTGGGCTAATTTCAGAGCCAACCACTGCCTTAGATAGGCCCTGAATTTCTGCCACCAACACCTTATTACCGATTGCCTTGGCCTGATCGTAGACTTGAGCGATCGAGTTTTTAACCAGCTTGTCGAACTCAGCAGGTTGTATGGTGTCCGTATTTATATCAGGGAAGCCAGCTGATTTAAGAATTTTAGCCAACTCATTCTTTTGTTCAGAGAACTTGCCAGTCTCCATCTTTTCGATAACGTCCTTCAGAGCGGTGGTGCGCTGACGAAGCACTTGACGATTCTGTTGCTGCTCGTCCATGGTAGTGTCATTTTTCATGACCTCTTCCATTTTCTTCACCGCAATCGGGTTACGCTCGGTGACGAGTGGTTGTTGACCTTCTGCTGCGCGTTGCTTGTTAGCTTCTAGCAGTTGGGCTTTGGTCATCGACACCGCATTACCCGTAAGGGATGGGAATACAGTAACCAACTCGTTCTCGTTCTTAAGGCGCAGTTCTTCTTCGAATTTCTTGCGAGCGATTTCTTCATTACGCCGCGCAGTTTCTTCCTCGCGCTGGCGAATAAGTTCGTCCGCACTTTTCTGAACGGTAATCTGTTGTTCAGTGGAAATACCCGACTCTTTGCGCCTTTGCTCGATGTCGCGCTCTTTGGCAAGACGATCAAGATCAGGTGCAATAGAATCTTTTAATGCTGTGGTGGCGCGTTGACGAATGTCGTTCATCAACTGACGCTGGCTGTTAGCTTGAGCAGTAAGCCTTGAAGCAGCTGAGCTGTTAAAAGGCAGTGCCTTCGCGGCCTGTGCCTCAAGGTTTTCAATATTCTTTTGTAACTTGTTAGCTTCAGCGATAAGGTTAGGATAGTGAAGTTCTGGTGGCCCTTTGTCCCAGTAAGCTGTGTCCTGCGCCCGTTGTTGCATAAGTTTTCCGATATCTTGAGCAACAAATTCTCCAGATTCGGTCTTAACGACCGCAGGAGACGTCTGAGGAGCGGTGCTTGTTGTCGCGGGTGGTTTAGCACCGTCTGGTGTCGCAGTGGCCGTCCCTTGACCGTCTCCTGCGGCAGGAGGTGCCTCAGCAGTCGCTGGTTTGGCCTCGGTGGTCGCTGGTTTGGCCTCGGTGGTCTGTGGCTTGGTGCCAACGGGTGCTGGGGCCTCTGTAGCGGGGGGAGGCTTAATCTCCAGCACACTCGGCTTGGTGCCTTTTGCCGATTCAAGCGCACCCAAGATGGTTTTACCAGAATCAGTACGACCAACGATCTTCTTGTACAGTTCCTTCATCTGATCTTTAGTATACGTTTCGCCATTCATCTTGTTAACAAACGTCTCGCCGTCAATCGTCGAGAAGTTATTGTTAAGGATCTGAAGGTTAGTCTTCAGCATGTCGTTTTGCTGTCTCTGAGCGGCAGCGTATGCATTCACACCCGCCAGACCGCCTTGACCGATAGCGTTCAGCAGGTATGGGCTTGGAGACGCCAACATACCAAATATGCCCGAAAGTAGGGCCATTCTGCCTTCATGCGACTCTGGCAAAACTTTCTGCGCTTGATGAGTGATCTGCGACACAATGCTACCGAGGGTAGTTGACTCTTTACCAACATTCTCACTACTTCTAGCGCGAGACGTTGTAGGAGCGTTAGGATCGTTAGGGTCAAGACCCGTTGCGGTAGCGAACTTTTTAACGTATCCAGGAATAGAAGTACCCAGCACGTCTCTTCTACCGTCATCCTCAGCCCTAGTTTTGCCTGAGAACCATACAGAAGCCGCGTCAAGCGGGTTGCCATGCTTTTCAACCAACTGACCAAACTGGTGCTTAAACACAGCGTCCTGAGCGTCTTTGTCTTTACGAAATTCCTCAGGAGTCATCTCTTTGCCGAGTGCCTCTTTGGTCCAAGGCCCGACGTTAACACCCATGACGCCATACGCGCCGTATGCGTAGTCTTCCATCCCTTTGTAAGGACCACCCTTGTAGACTACTTTCGGCCCAACGGTGTCGTAATTGCCAGAGCTTTCGATACCCTTAATAGCCGCCGCAGACGCGTCAAGAATGTTACCCTTGGTGGCAGGAATGCCAGCTGGCTTTTTGTCGGGGGTTGGTACCAGACCCTTAGGGGCAGGTGCTGGTGCTTGTGGGATAGAAGTAACAGCTGGCAAAGCGGCAACCACACCCTTAGGTATTTCTACCTTAGGCTCAACAGTAGCGGGTGCTTCGTCTTTCGGCACGACAGTAGCTGGCGCGGGAGCCGCGACCGAAACACCAGTAGTTTCGTCTTTAGGTGTTGTAACCTTTTTGGCCAGATCAATGGCGGCAGGGTCCGCAGAAGCCAACTGCACAAGATCGGGGTCGGGCTGACGAGGCTCGTCTTTTACTTCACCCTCTAACGCATAACCGTGTCGAGCGTTTGCCGCACCACCGCTTGCTAAGAACAGCATTGGCAAGAACGACATAATACTACCAATGCCTTCACCAATAGTACCGAGTAGACCCGCACCTTCCGCAGCAGCACCAGCCCCCGTAGCGGCGGCAACGCCTTCAGACGCGGGACCAGCGAGAGCCGAAATGCCAGCTGGGGCCTCTGACATAAATGGTCCAATTTCGGCGGCACTTGTCACGGGAGACCCGAAGCTGGTCATAGTAGCGGTACCGACTTTATCCGCACCACCACCCAAGAAATCGGCTGCTTTGGTGCCGAGGTCCATTGCCTTTTTACCAGCACTGTACATCTGCATGCCGCTCTTCGCTGCGTCGCCTAAAGTTCCAGGCTTCTGCATTTGACCAGCATTTTGCGGGGTAACCAGTTTATACTGATTAGGCTCGTTGGGGATATCTAACACACCCTGCTTTTGGGTGTCCTCTTTTGCGTCTTCTTCGTATGGAATAGAGCCTTGTGTGCTGTAATGCTCACGATCACCAGCCAGACCGCCACTTGACTTTTTAGGAGTAGTTATACCAGTGTCTTTTTCTTTAACTTCTGGATCTTCTTCTTCACTTTCGTTAAACCAGTCGTACAGCTTCGACCCGCCTTCAGCCACCTTAATGGCGGATGATGCGTCGTTAAGTGCCGATTGCATGCCCGTTGGCTGTTGAGGACGGAATTGACCAAGCACCAAGCCGCGATTGGGCGGTGCTTGCATTGGGATGTTAAGGCCAGTAGGGGGCGGAGTAATGGGAGGCTTGGCCATCGCCGCATAAGATTGTGCCTGAGCAGAAGCGGGGTCCATCGACTGGTCGCTGGCATTTGGCAAACCGCCACCAAGACCAAACCCAAGACGATCGTCGCCCACATGTACGTTACCGCCCATAGAGGCTCCAGCTAGGCCACCTTCGTAGAAGTGGCCCCTTTTCGCCGCATCACGTGTAGCCGCGTCATAATCGACAGTCTTGTACCCGTGTGACTCACCAACTGCTTCTGGGTGGTGCTTTTCAACGTCCTGCGCCACGAGGCCGATCTGTTTCGGACCTTTTTCACCTTTGTAGCGGAATTTAATAATCTTCTGACCATCGTAGGTCTCACCGATCCGCTCAATGTCTGTCTTAAGACGCTCGTCCGAAAAGAACGAGGACGGTTGTTGATTGGTGGTCGTTGACCCAGACAGCGCACCCGTACCTTCGGCGATGTTTGCCAAGAACTGCGTAGTCTGGAAAGGATAAGACTGCTGTTGCAGGAACTGATTGTACAGAGCGGTAAGGCCAGCCTGTTTGGTGGCCTGTTCCTGCTGACCCGCAGTAAGCTGAGCCTGAGCACCTTGCAATGCAGCATTTTGTGCACCAGTTCCGAGGCCAGCAACGGTGTTGGCACCCTGAACGCCTTGGTTAAACACTTGATTGCCTAAACCAGCCAAAGCCTGACCTGTGCCAGAATATTGGTTGTAAAGGTTCTGACCTGTCTGTTGCAATGCCTGACGGTTGGCCTGACCTGCAGCCAAATTAACACCTTGCTGGGTATTAAATTCATTAACAGCTTGACCATAACCCTGATTTAACAAATTGCCAACAACATTGCCTGTTGCCATTTGCTGCTGTCCGCGCAATGCTGCCTGAGCCAAGTCAGCGCGATTGCCACCGAAAGCTCCCGCACCGATTGCTTTACCTGTCAGAGCTTGCTGGTCCATAGCTTGTTGCTGTTGCAATGGAGCCAAAGTGCCGCCAATAACCGCATTCATATATGGGTTCATATACTGATTAACAGCGTTTGGGCTAAACTGCTGAGCGTTTACTGATTGCCCACCTGCATAGGTAAACGGCAAAGAAGCGTTAAGACCACCCACTAGCCCGCTAGTGGCCGCTTTGTTGTACCCTTGGGCCGCATTGGCACCCTGACTGTACTGTCCAGCAGCAGCACTAAAGAATGGCTGAGCAGCTCCCGCCGCTGCATTGGTATTAGCGATACCTGCTTGTTGAGTGTCGGAGAGAGACGCCACAAAGGCGTTAGGATCTGTAGAGTATGCCTTAAATGGCGTTTTAGCTACATCCTCCGCCTTGGCGTTGACCGCGTTATATCGGGCCAAAACTTCTGGTGGAATGCTAACTGTTGATGTACTAGTACCGCCCTTACCGCCGCCACCCATTTAACTACTCCGCTGCAATCTTGTTGGTACCAGTATTACCGTTGTATATCCAGTATGCGCCAGACGGGGATCCGAATTGACGCTCGTAGAGCTTAACCTTTGCCGCTACCCGCTCAGAGCTTAGCACACCGATTACCAGTGGCTTTTCTAAGGAGTCGGATACCTTTTTGGCAAACTCGCATAGAATACGCGCCCGTCCTGCTTTAGCACTTCTGTGATCGGGATGCACGAAAATCGCTCTCTCGATCAATGATGGTTCGTCAGAATACCACAGCGGCTCGATTCGCAAAAGGATTGCCGCTTCGAACTTTTCGCCTTGGTCACCGATAATACCAACGATTCCCCTGTCTCTGGTAAGCCCCGCCCAAATCTCTCCGAGTAGCTTGATCGGGTTAGGGTTAGTAAGTCCGTTTTCTTCACACGCGGCAAATGCCAACGCCATCATTCCATCTACGTCTTCGGGTACCCCGATGCGTACTTCGTCTACCATGGCTCAATCCCTCTTTGGACCTGGAAGTTTCTGCAAAGTCTTAATCGTATTATTACGCATTTTCTTGACAAACGAGTCAAGTATTCTATGACCAGCGTCTAAGTTACCCTTGCCAATCACCACCACGTCCTCTGGAGAAATGACGTATTCTCCACCAGCGGCTACGATCGGCACTAACTCGTGGCTGACTTCTCCCCCTTCTGCCTTGCTAGGCATTTGAGCACCATACGGTGTAGCTTCCCCTGAGTACGGTGTACCAGAGAAGATACGATGTGCCGACTTAAACCCCGACATGGTGTTACCTTCACCCATTGCCGAAATAATATCTGCTGGAATTACGTACGACCCCGATTTAACGTGCATTGGCAGGTGGTCGGTGCGTCCCGACACTGACGAATGAATAGGACCAATGTGAGGCTTCATCGCTTTTACGGTTGGCACTTTTATCTTCGGCATCAAACCACCCATTGCGCGAGGGTGACGTTTGGCCATGTTTAAAGCCGCCGCCACCGCCTGATTTTGAGGGTGGCCAGCATGAACCATTTCACTAATGTTAGTGGAAATCGTTTTTTGAGAGTGGCCCTTTTTCAGTGGCATGTCGTCCTCACGAGTAGCTTACAGTAGCTGTCATTCCTGTTCCAGGAACAAACACTATGCCATTGGTTACGGGAAGATTAATTGTAGTAATACCCACTGTGTTAGCGACAATAGCGATTGGCGTGGTTAGTGTCGTCGTTGCATTGCTGTCATAAATAGTCGCAGACGTAGACCCCGCAACAGTAACAGACACCCTTGCTACCCAACCAGCACCACTACGAACCAGCGATGTAGTAGTTAATGCTGGTGCGCTTGCTTTACCCGCCAAGAAATAGTTAGACGTAGCGATACCATTGACACCGAGCACACCGTTCTTCTGTGTTGTTAAAATGTCGTCAAGAGTTGCCATTAAAATCTACCATCTGGTTGATAACGATATCGCATGCTGCCTAGACGCCAAAATGTTCCAACGTCATTGCTGGATACTTTTATTGATATTAGACGAGCGCGAATTCGTGATGTTACAAATTGTGTTGCTTGTGTAACGTTATACGGCCCAAACTGCACTGGGGTGTCTCCAGAGTAGTTAGTGCCAAAAAACGTTATTTGAATAGTAGCGTTCTTAGGCTGACTATACTGACCCCATTTAAAATCGGGCCACACTTGGTCTAAGAACACAAGATTGTCAGACTCGTTAATCTCAAAATATCCAGTTTGAAACGACGATAACATAGCTTTCCCGTCGGCGTCATTTGAAGTCTCGTGTTGATAGACATACCCTGAGGTTGGGTCGGCACCGATCGGCGGACCGATAACCGATTGATCAATCCATGCACTGCGAGAAAGCGTACCATAATCCCACTGTTTGATAACGGTGTTGTATTTAACATAACTGTCGTTTTCACCCGTACCAGACGCTGATGGGTAATACCAAGTTACTTCATTAAATTGCGCGTTGGTGCCACAGCGGATGCGATTGGTGTATGGCATCCCATTAGCGTCGTTGCCTGAATTAAGATTTTGAAACACAATGTCCCATACGGGGCAAGGAAGTGATTCAGCTCCGTTTCCAGAAAGAACAAAAAATTGTTTTTGACTCATCCAATAGGTGGCGTCACCAACGTTGGCTGCAGCACCTCTAGCGATCAAACCACAACTAGACTTAATTTTGTTAAACCCATAAACATATGGTGGGCCAATGTATTGCATGGCCCACAGATCAAGATCTGTCCAAAGTAAACCCTGCTGATTGGCTTGCAGCCCACCGACAATTCTGCTGCCTGTTGGGATGCGGTATGAACCTGCTTGATTTGTTACTGTGGCATCCCACATAGCATAATCTTCAATATCTGTCCATCTGACTAACAGCGGATCGACGATTCCCGTTTGAGTAGATCCGTATGCTATAAGTTGGCGTTGTGGCATTGCAACAAACATGCCTGCATTAGCCAACGGACAGCCATCGATGATCTGTGCGTTTTGAATAACGCCATTTGGCTCCCAGAAATAAATAGGACCACCCGCAGGACACGCAATAAGAATTTGTCCCCAATTATCAAGAGACCAATCGGTTGCAGTAATAGCGGACCCAGATGTGGGAACAATACCTGCTCCTGTACCATACCCGCCAACGCCGTAACCACCAACGCCATAACCAGAACCAGCGGGTTGAGGAATCGTGCCATAATAGATAGTAGAGTTAACATTACCACTATTTTCAAACGCAGACGCATTCGACGTAGCCGAGTTTTGAGCCACGAAAATAAGGTTGTTAGCGTCAACAACGGAGCTAACCATATAAACCCCAGATAAAGTTATCCCACCAACACTTGTTGGTATTGTTACTGGAAAATTAGATCCAACCACTAACCCGTGATTTGGGAATAAAACAGAAACAGTGGACAACCCTGTTGCGGTAGTAAAGTACGCTACTTGTCCTGGGAATGTAGCCGTGTGAGTGCCAGACCCCGCCGACAAAGTATTAATTGACGCCCCAGTTGGGGTGGTAGCTATTTGAAACGTGTTCGACGTGGCACTCTTTACAAAATATGTTGTGCCAGCTGTAATACCAGTTGGCAAGGTGCCAGTAGTTGAGAATTTAACAACTGTTCCATTAACTGGTGCTGTTGTAACTGTGATAACAGCTGGACTTGCGTTGGTTATAGTTGCAGTTTGTATATTTGTATAAGTCGCGGGGGTTTCTGCAATAACTTGAAATTGATTTGAACTTACAACGTTGTAAATCGCATACGCCCCATACAGCTTTGTCCCTCCAACGCTTATGGGCGTAAGATAATAAACATATGAGTATATGTTTGTGTTGCTGGACGCTTCTGTGTCAGATACCACCAAACTAGCGGCGGTTGTAGAAAACGCAGCAGAACCATTAAACGTCTGCTGAAGAGGTGTAATACCAACGGCGTTGCCTTGATAAATAACCGTAAGATTAGTTTCAGCACCGAGAGCCAGATAGTCAATTGCGTTTAGATCTTGCCATGATTTCATATTTCTAACGGCAGATCTAATCGTATTGGCATAATATTTAGACCACCCACCCAGTTTTTGCGGTAGACCCATACCACCTCTATCAGGTAAAAAACGAATTAAGTTAGTTTGCGAAAGCGCAACTTCATTTAAAGTAGGAGTTTTTTGAGTATCTACTCCTGGAATCATTTTTAAAATAGCGTGAGGCATTGGTTATCCCCGCGATGGAGTTGCAGCTGGGGTTGGTGAGTAGGAAGTCCACCCCGCTGACTCGAATTTTTTACGAGCCTCTTCGATAAACGCGCCTTTTAATAGTGTATTGTACTGAGCTTCGTACGTAACCGCCATCTGTGGGTCGTCGTTGGCACGGCCAAAATTACGCTGATAAGCACTAATATAAATCATACTAGCCATAATTAACACGTCGGGTAAATACGTGCTTATGAATGTGGTGGTATTCGTAGACGACAAACTAGCAGGGCGAGATGTGCCTGTTACCAAAACGTTATAATTCTGACTAGGATAAGGGCCGAAAATGAGGTATTGACTGGTTAAACCCGTGGTGGCACGATCACCGCCATACACCGCAAACACTGTTGGAATGTTAGTTAACGATGAGTCGTTGTACACGTTTTGAATGTACTCTTTAGTAACTGGCAGAACTGGCAAATTAGCTGTGCCGCTCGTCACAGCAACTGTTTGAATGGTAATAAAGTCACCAGTGGGTATAGTAAGTTGGTTGTTGCCGCTTGTCATAGTATACGTGTTAGAGTTCCGAGTAGACAAGAAATCTAGATCACGACAAATACGGTTTTCGGCATAAGTTATCATTTGAGGAATAATAATAGTAAATGGGTCTGTCGGATTGTTTAAGTCGTACCCGTTAATCACAGCCATCGTTGCTATTTGACTGACGTAGGTAGAATATGTTAAACCCGTCGTCATTTTCGACACCTATGCACGTTGTACTGAAACTATATCACACGAGCTTGTTGTAGGCAATTTCTAACTTGGTGTCATATTGGTTCTGAGCGTACGCGGGGCCATTGTAACCCTTAGCGAAACCCGCCCAGTCCTTTCGTTGAATCTCGTCCAACAACCCAGCGGATTTAATAAAGTTAGCCATGTGCCGAAGCTGATTTACTTCAGACTCCATAGCTTGTTCCACCATTTCTTGAGCGGATGAGCATCCAGCCAGTTTGTAATTATTACCCATAATTTGACCCAGACCCCATGACACAGATCGCAGAGCAGCGTCCAGATCAATATCAACAGCGGCAGTAATTTCTGCATAAACAGCGTCTGAGCCTTTTGGGTAAGGCTTTTCGCCCCACTTAGGATAAGCGAGACCAGCATCAACAGCTTGTTGTAGAGCATCGGGTTTGTCCTTTAACATTTTGTAAAAGTAATGACGCTCAAAAAGAGCTTTAGGCCTTTTAGATTTGTCAAAACCAAAACCGCCAGTTTCGACAGACAACACTGCACGCAGAGCGGCAGGTTCAATATCAAGATATTCTGCAGTTGCATCGATGTCGCCAACTTGCATTGGGGTGGCTGTGCCTACGAAATTCATTTCTTTTCTCCGATTGACGGGTTACTACTACCAAACCAGAATGACAACACCAGCATCAAGGCACCGTCGAGTGTGCCAAGAACACGCGCAATCAATTCCCGCATACTAGCTTCAATCACATGCGTGAACAGAAAATATTGAATGACTGCCCAACAGACAACGATGACATAGGACATGATAGACGGCGTAAAAGAATGCGTGCCAATCGCCATATCGCGGGCAGAGGCCCGATCATTGGCTGCGATCTTTACTAGGTCTATGTCCAGCGATTTTATCTGGACTTTGAAGTCGGCATCCACTTTCCTGATGGCGGCAATTTGATCTGGGGTTGCAGTTGCCAGCGCATTTCTAATGTCGTCTTCAGTCCCGTCACTGTGACCCAATAGAGCCGTAGACAGTGCTTTGACGGCCATGCCTGCCACTGGGCCGCCAATGGCCGTTGCGATAGTTGGTGCGACATTTTCAATCAACTTTCCAAAGATGCCGAGGTCCATCACTTATCCCCCAATTTTGCTTCAAGTAAGCGGATGCGAACCTTCATATCGTTAATGTCTTTGTAAATTTCATCCCGCAACCTGTATCGAGCTTCTGCGCTTAATGGGCTATCAGTAGGAATCCCCTGCGGCGTAATTAATAGTGGCATCTTACCTTTAATGTCTTGTACATCCATATGGAGACCATTGATACCGCTGACCAACCACCCAATTGCTGCAACCAGCACAGGAAACATCATGCTCATGATTTTTGAAAGATCAAAATGCCCTTTGTCGTCCATTATACCAAACTCCCTAAAAGTATAATCCCTATGCCAAGCATTATACTTAACAATAATAGAACTATGAAGCTAACAACAGCAGCTTCCTTGATCTCTTCCATCTTAACCGCAGAAGCGCGTTCTTCTTCCCATTTCTGCCGTTCAATCTCCTTGCGGATGTTTATGACTTCACGTTGGACTTGATCCCAAGCTGCAAGACCATAAGTGCCGACAAAAAGGTTTCTGGCTTTCAATGTCAAATCATAGGCTTCAGCTTTTGCAGCATATCGTTCAATGGCAATTTGTTCTGCACTTTTGTCATTGAAAAAAGTCTTTTTAGGAGGATCGGCAGCAATTTGAGTAAGTTTAGCGAGATTGCCCCACAACTCAGACAAATCTGCTGCCATGCCTTGTATTTCTTTGCCAGCAGCAATGCCAGCTTGAATGCCAGCATACGCCGCTTGAGCTGCCGCCAGTATTGTTAACGGATCCATAGCATCACTCTTTGTGAGAGATTTCGCGAATCATAACATATAAACGGTAGCTAATTAGAATTACACCGCCTACATGAAGGAACAAAATTGCCCATTCATTTAGGCCGACAGCCCAAAGAGGCATTGACATGAACCCACCTGCCAAAGTCGAATCTATAACAAGATTAGTGTTGTGGTCGTTGTCCATGTTAAACCTGCTGCGTTTATTCTGTTGGAGGTGTAAATTCAGTTTCAACAGTTTTGGCAGTTTCTTCAACCGACTTTGCGATTGAAGCAACCTGTGCTTCAGCTTTAAATTTGATTTTGTGGATCAAATCAGCCACTTCTGCATATGGACGCAATGCCAATGCATTAAGGATTGCGTTAATTTCTTCTACAGTGTGTTCGAGATTAATGTTCATTTTACCCTCTTATTGGAATTGATAACTTACTTTGATTAAACCAGTGGTCCCAGCAAACCCGCCATAATAGCCAATGTAAAAATTAACATTGGCGCAACCCCCGCCACCACCTGCACCAAAACCAGTAGCAGCACCAGCTTGTGCAGCTTGCCCGACCCCTCCTGTCCCGCCTGTCCCAAGAATCGTGCTACCACCTGTACCCGCGACAGGGTTAGAGGAACCAGTTGTTCCTGAATCACCTGTTGTGTTGGTGACAAGGGTCAATGTGTTGTAACTGTTTGTGCCACCAGTTCCTCCAGGACCGAATTGAACGGTGCCACTAGTGATAGTTCCAGGACCACCACCATTGGCAGTTATATATGACCCAAAAATGCTCGCACCGCCAGCAATTGGGGATGGAGGGGTGCCATAAGTCGAACCAGTTCCAGATCCAGCTCCTATTGTGCCGACAGTTGTGGCTATTGTTTGGCCATTATAAAAAATTCCTGACCCTGCAGTGCATTTTATATATCCCCCTGCACCGCCACCGCCACCACCTGCATCACCTGCCCACGCATACCCTGTAGGATTGCCGCCAGCACAAGCTCCCCCGCCACCAGACCCTAATACTTCAATCGTCATTGGGTAGGCATTTGAAGGTGCAGTTAGGATTACAAAAGAATCAGACCCAACAGTAGTGAATGTGTGAGTCCTAATATTTCCAGCAACAGTTACTGTGCCACCTGTTGCATTGGCGAAATTTGAACCACCAGACCCAACCAAAATATTGTAAATGCTCATTATGACAAGCCTCCACCTGTAATAACGAAAGTATTGGTTCCAACGCACATTATAGTACAAAGGCCGCGCTGTGAAAGTGTGCGATTGCCTGTCGTCGCAGAACCAACCAAATACATTGTCACACCAGAACCTTGTGTAATCGTCTGAGAAGATGCGCTATCGTTATAGATGGTGACATTCTGGCCTGTGGTAAAAATACCAGTATTTAGAGCAACGCCACCTGTGCTGATGGAAATGTATTTTCCTGCGTCTGATGCGATTAAAACATATGCACCCGTTTTGGCATTTGCAGGAACTGCACGGACGTTGCCAATTGAATCAGAAAGAGCCGCAGTGGTTGTGACATTTTGAGATGCGTCAACCGTCAAGGCAAGAACAGAGGTATTTGTTTTAACTGTAAATGTGGTGGTGCTTACTACCCCAGAAAGGGTAGGAGCAGAAGACCAAGAAGGAGCAGTGCTAACGCCACCAGAAGCAAGAACCGAGCCAACTGCTACATCCGCAAGTTTAGATAAAGCTGTGGTCGTGGACGCGTACAAAAGATCACCAACGGCATAAGAAGTATACCCCGTTCCACCAAGAATTGCCGTTACAGGAGCAGTTATTGATATTGTTGGAGATGTTCCAGGAGTAATAGTAATACCCGCGCCTGCCGTAAGAGAGGCTCTGGTATCATCAGCAAAAATTACATTGGTACCATCAGTAAATATAATGGCACTTTGAGTTTGCACAGAAGTTACAGACGTGCCACCACCAACAGAAGCCAACGTTACCGTGTAGGCGTTTGTGGTTGCATTCGTAACTACAAAGAACCCAGCAACGCCAGAGGGAAAAAATATGTTAACATTGGCAGAAAGAGCACCTGTAAGCCTGACGCGCATATTTTGACAGTTAGTCTGAGTCAGAGTAACATCAAAATTAGTGAGGGAAACCGAAAGCGTTCCAGCGAAACAAGCGTCAACAAGATCCCAATCGCTATTAGTTGGTACGTTCCACGAATTAATGTAATCGTTGTATCCAGGCTTCTCGAGGGCTTTGTTTGTCGTGTACGAACTGGCCATTTTAGTTTCCCCAAGGGAGTGGTGGAACGATTACAGGCACATTTTGCTGCGTCTGTATTTCATTTGCTAATGTGCCCTGATAGCTAGTAACATTTTGCGGACCCAAGCGATCTACGACCCAAGCGATAACTTGATCTTGATTTAATTCATTATAAGGGGTAAACGGTTGTCCAGACAAGTAATTTATGTTGACCGAACCATCTAAATTGGCAGAATAATTACCATCTGTGCCTGTATAACGATAGAAAACAGTGCACACAACGTCCTGCTGCCCCTGATAGTTTGGGAAGCACTCCATCCGCAAAATCTGCCAAGAATAACTAACGGTCATTATAAACCCCTATTAGACCCAAGACCCGACGCTTGTATTGGTAGTGGTAACGCTAGGGATTGGGTAGATCAGGATGTAAGTACCCTGCAAAATAGACGACGTAGTTGGAGCGGCGGTAAAACCAATCGTAAAGTTTACGTTGGTAGCTGCTGTTGCGCCCACTTCCAACACACCCTTGATGAAGATAGTGTGCGAAGATGCTGCGGCGGCAGACGCTGCGGTTACTGTAACAGGCGCAAAAATGTTAGTTGTGATGTAGTTGGACATCGAGCTTGACGCTGCAGGAGTGACAGCAGACGCTGCAGTGTTAGACACGACCAAATATGAATGGAAGTTAAAAGGAATAAGTCCCTGTGCAGCGGTAATCCCCGTTACTGCGTACTGGATAGCGGCAGCGTTGGCGGAAGTTTTTGTTACAGTGGTGTAAAGTTCATACGCGTAGCGTGTGTTGGCGTTTAAACTTACTCCCGTATTAGTTGCAGATGAATAAAATGTTGCGGTCTGTATGCCAGACTGTGAACCAGAGGTGTTAATTGCAGCACCACCGCGAGTGAGCGCGATGTTAAACGTTGTGGCTGACAAGTTAAGCACGAAATATTGTACACCCGCCACAATGCCCGTTGGAAGCGTACCTGTCGTTGTGAAAACAACAATTTGACCAGACGCCGGAGCGGTAGTTACGGTAATAACTGCTGGCGAAGCAATGGTAATGGTTGCCGTCTGACCAGTGTTGGCAATCGTTGGGCCTGTAAGGGCGGTTTGACCAATGGCATAATACTGAGGGGCAGTAACCAACCCGCGCTGAAGAGCGACAGGCGTGAAGTACATGTCCGTGCCGTCATACTCGATGTTGCCAGCAGCGGCTGATGTCAAGTTTGTGCCAGCAGTCAATGTAATAGGCGCAACAGTTGTCGTACCTGCTGCTGCTGCAATGTTGTTTGGCACAAGGGTTGTTGACGTCAAACTGGTCAAACCAGTAATGGTATTTACTGTTCCGTTGATAGTGATAGCCATTTTCTAGTTCCTTATAAAACGACCCAGTTGCTGTTTGTTGATACCACCACAATTGACGAAATTACAATAGGTCCTGCAGACATGGCATTGTTGCCAGCAGTGGTGGTGTAATTGAACGCTATTGATACGACATTTTCATAAATTCCACTGCTAGAAATGATATTTCCTGCAGCTGTGATGCGCATACGTTCTGTAGAGTTGCTCGTTTGAAAAACGAGTGGAGTTGTCGTATCAAATAGACTTGGACCCATAGAAAAAAATGTTCCAGGCACATAAGACAAACGAGCCTGCCCCAACCCAGCATTTAGAACAAGAGCAGAATACCCAGTTGAGTTTGTATTTGTAATGCTTATATAAATAGCACTTGGTGAAGAACCACTAACTTCAAGTTTTGATGCAGGTGTGGCTGTCCCGATCCCTACGTTTCCTGTTGAAACGCTACCTAAAGCAATCGATCCAGCACCTTTGGCGTCAATAGTAAGATTTTCGATGGCACCTGAAGACAAAACGGAAAGAGCAACACCAGCACCAGCGGCGGCTGATTTTATGTTAACACCAGTGGCAGAAGACGCTGTAGAAGTATCAATATTAAACGCTGGGTTAGTAACACCATTTTGGCCAACAGCAAATGCGTTGGCTGATGTCGCTGTGATAACAGTCGCACCAAACGCTGGAGTGCTAGACCAAAACGGAGCAGCTGATGCGCCACCTGATACTAAAATCTGACCTGAAGTGCCATAACTTACGGAACCAATTGGCCCGATGCCAAACTGGCCTGCAGTGCCAAATACAAAACGCCCTAAACCACCATTGAAAATGGAAAGCGGAAGATACGTTCCCGTTCCGTTTATACCAGAAACAAGTTGAACATCAGTTGTGCCGTTAGTCGCAATGAGGATTTTGCTAGCATTGGTTGGATCAGCGTTGTTTGTCGCTTGCCAAGACGCAGCAGTGCTAGAGCCATTTGGAAGAGCGTAAATCCCAGTCGTAGCATTTGCAGTCGATGCTTGAAACGAAAATCGATTTGATACTGTTGCGTTGCTAAAGTCAGCTAAAAACCGCTGTGCAGTGCCACCAAATGTCAAATTAGCTGCTGTGCCTGTGCCGATCGTCAAAGCAGTAGTTGCACCAGCGTTTCCTACTTTAAAAGTTATGCTGTCGGTTGTTCCTGCCCCACTCGTTGATTGCAAGGTTAATGTAGAAGAAGCAGCCGTCCCGCCATAGACTATGGGCGTAGTTAAAGACGATTGAATGATTTCTGCGTTTGGTATTGTAACAACACCCGCTGCAGAAATAGTCATCGCATCAGTTGCGCCATTATTTACGACAAAACGGATGGCGTTAGAACCAAGAGTGCCAATAACCAAATCAGAAGAAGCTGACGTCAAATACACGTTATTTGGTTGTGAAAGCGATCCAGTTCCGGTAAACCCACTACTGTTAATGCCAAAATTTGCATAATTGGTAAATGCAGTGCCTGCGTCATTACTGATCGTAATGTCAGCAGACGCTGTTGCACCATTGCTAGTATTTTGAATTACCAACTGAGCATACGAGTTAACACTAGTCTGAAGTGACTCTAAGACGTTTGTGTCAGAATAACCTAATGTGCCATAGTTAATCGCGCCAGTGGTCGATGTTGCAGTGCGAGATGCTGTGGCAGTTAAAATTGGCGACGTGGCAGAAGTTGTAAACGTCGCTGCACCAGTTGCATCGATTAAAAACTGGCGTGCGTTGTTGGTACTGAGAGCGATTTGATTGGCAGCTGGGCTGTATATGCCTGCTGTGGTAGGAGTCGATCCAAAGGCGATCGATACAACACCTGACGTTGCAGCCACTGGTGTTAGGCCAGTTGTGCCAAATGCAACGCTGTCAACGCCAGCCGTTACGGGGATGGTTGGTTGCCAAGTTGGGACAGAACCAGAAGAACCAACAAGAACGTAGTTTGTTCCAGACGGAGGGCTAATAGCACCAATCGGTGAGGTGCCATTGCCATACAACAAACCATACTGTGTAAGCGTTGCGTCGCCCGTGCCACCAATGGAAACAGGAAATGGAAGATTGCCCCCAGCACCTACAGCAAGGCTTACTATCTGACCGACGGTAATTTTAACGGACGCGTTTGACTGAACACCTAGAAGAGGTTCTGTTCCATTTAACGCAATTACCGCAGGGAGATTTGGGATCGTGATATTGGACATTATGGCCCCACTTGCGGTATTTTATCATAACCGTATGGCAACCCTACTTTAGCAGTTCTTATTAAGGTAGTAGAAGTAGCAAAACTACCCGATTTGACTCTGCTAGAAGTAATGTAGGAAAAAACCAAAGGGTTATTCGTAACGATAACACTATAAAAACCCATGGCTAGTGGGTTTGTCAATCCCTCTACAGACACTTGGTCGTTGGTAACAAGACCATGCGCTGAATAACAAGTAACGGTCACAACACCGTTGCCAACGGATGTTACCGACAAATACGGTATAACTTTACCATAAGACACCGTACCCTGCAAAGGCATAATAGCATTGCCGTCAAGACCAACAGGTACACCCGTAGGTTGAGTGTTGTAGTTAACACCATCTTCGCTAACAATGTAAGTAGTGGATGGTATTGGAATACCAGTTACAGGGTCAGTAACGGTTGGAGCAGAAATAGTAACATAATCAGTCTCTGCTTCCGCAAACAAATCTACACGGGCGTTTATGATAGGTGTAGGGTCTGCGGGTAGGACAATAGCGCGAAGTTGCTCTTGCGGGGTATCATTGCAGGCTTCGCACACCAAAATGCGCTTATTAATAAGATTAACACCTGCCCAATCGAATTGCCACGATAGATTGGTATGGTTGTATAGGAACCCACAGCGATCGCATATGCCAAACGCCTGTGGATTTCTACTATCTACCCTAGCGCGACCGTGTGGCCTCATCTATAGTACCCCGATACCGTTGGGCTAATATACATGGCGACGTTTTCCACGTCCTGAGCAGCAGCAATACCATAAGACTCGTCTGCTACAGCCTTAAGAGCAACGGCGATGGGTGGTGCCCAAATCTTGGCCAGACGATACGCCAGACCATCCGCGAACGCTTCGAGCCAACGGTACGGAATTTCTACTGTCTGGCCGCTCGTAAAGTTAGAATCCTGCACCTGTCTTACACGGTAATAATTAAGGGTATACGTGTTGGTAGCGGGGGGAACGGGCCACAGAGTGATAGTCGGAGAGATGAGACGGTCAAACCAGAACACTGTAGGAAAGCCCTGCTGCTCCTTATTAGGATAGGAGGCGTATTCCGTACGGCTTACTGGCATAATAATGCGATCGATCGGCTGACTAGACGAATTGATCTCGATGTACGCGTCGAGCACCATTACGGTGTTACCGTCGACAGCGTAGGTAGTCTGGTCCTGAATCAAAGGCACCGTAATAAGATCGACCGCCCACAGATTGACCCCTTGGTTAGACCAACGGGAAAGCATCAGATTGGTGGCCATACGAGCGGACACCATGTGCTCTTGCGCTAGCGATGTATTGCGTACCCCACACACGTTGTACGCGTAGAGCGTTAACTCGCCAAGGGACGGGTTGAATGCATAGGTGCCGCTCGTGGTCATGACGACTCCTTATTAGAATGACACCATACCAGACTGGTTAAAGTTTACATGCACAGAAGCAGACGTGTTAGAGCCAGCGTTGCTAACGTACACACGCATCATTGTAGGAACGCCAGCTTGGTTAGCATTTTGAGCACTTGTAGCGTTAACTAACGCAGCAGTTCCTGAATTAACCCAACGAGCATTTACGTATGTGTCGGTTCCTATACCAATCTGAGCGTTATTAGGATTGTCACCTGAAAGTTGAATAGTATAGGTAATAGCGGTAGAACCACCAGTGTCTGTTTGAATATAAATGCTGCTATCTGCGTACGAATCAATAAAAACGGGGCGACTTGACGCGATCGCGTTTGTACCAATACTAACGTTACCCGCCGAAGCACCAGACGCTGTAACTGAAGTAACCGTTTTAAAATCATAAACGGTGTAAACAGTCGTAGCGTTTGCACCCGTTACGGTTTCCGAAACAGGCGTGTTATTCCAATCAGTACCGTTAACCAAAAAAGTAATACCACTATCGTTACCAACCGAAGTAAAAAGAACACGTCGTGGCTGATCTAGCGTTGCAACACCACCAGAAACTAAAGAACCGTTTAAAGTAACCGCACCCGCCGCGATAGAAGAGGCAGTGCGAATATTGGTTGCGCTTGGAGTGGTGTAAGGGCCACAATTAACAATTACTGAACGCATGTTATTTACCTTTCTTGCGGACTATTGCTGCATTGTCTACCAGATTAGGATAGGGCCTACCAGCGGCACGTGCACGGGCTTTTGCGGACTGAATTTGTTTTTTCGCCAAATGCTTTGCTTCGTGGTCCTTAGGTAATTTCTTATCCCAGAATGGTTTTTCCATTACTAGCAACCCCATTTCCTAAGAGACTTATTGATCCTGCTATCAGGATCAGCGGCAGCTGCCGAACCAGTAAGCTTGCGTTTTTGCCCAGTCATGCGCTCACAAAATGATTTATGGCGCGGATTATCGACGTCTTTTGTCGGGGCTTTTAAATTATGGCCTTCGGCACGAGCGGACTGCCTACCTCGCTCGTTAAGACCACCCGAAGGGCTTTTACCTTCTTTACGCGTCCAAGCTGCAGTCATAACACCCTCATGTGAAAAACGGGGAGGTATTACCCTCCCCGCTTGCTAAACCGATCAATCGGTTTCGTGTTCCATATCAAACTTACGGCCAGTAGGCTGAGTGCCTTTGTGAGCCGAAGAAAGAGGATGGTTTTCCGAGCCAGTACGACCGCCCGATTTACGGGGCTTGCGACCAGCGTGGTGATGAGCGTGCTCACCATGAACATGACCCACGTGCTTCATGTGTGCCATTTTAGCTGCGCCACCGAGCTTACGCTTGGCGCGGCCACCGTGCTTGTGCTGTTCGGCTTCTTTAACCACATTAGAATGTGCGCCAGCATAAACATCATGTGGTGCTTCGTCGTGTGCAAAGTCGCCGTGCATAGCAGACTCAGCCTTGCCACCCTTAGCGTGATGAGCGCGAGGGTGGTGATGGTGATGAGCCTTAGCCTTGCCGCCGTGAGCGTGGTGAGCGTGATGCTCGTGGTGTTCAGCGGTGTGATGCGCCTTGCCACCATGAGCGTGGTGATGTGCCTTATGACCTTTCATTGGTCTACTCCTTAGAAGTTGGCATACTGGGTTTGACCAAACAGGCCAGCGTTGGAGCCGACGTTGTAAGGCTGGGGCGATTGACGAACCACATAACGATTGGTTGCCGTTGAAGGGGTAAGATTAAAGCCTGTCACATTCGACAGATCAATCGTACCACGAACGTCACCAGTGGTGGCAGTCGGGTAGGTGTTAACAGCTGCCACGAAACCAGTATAGTTGGTTACTGGGTTCAGCACCGACAGCGAAGCCGCTGCAGCAGCTGTAAGTTCGCCCGACGAGTCGGCGCGAATAGGCAGACCAACCAGTGCGCTTGTACCGATCGAGTAAGCGTGGGTAGTATCAGCCGTGCCACCGGACAGGGTGACGGACTTGATGTACTTGAACGCTTTCCTACCAGTCACGGTGCTGTTTGCCGTAAGAGTGACTTGTTCGGTCATTGGGTAACCGTAAATGTCATAACCGTTGGTAGTAGCAGTCGTGTAAGTAGCAGACGCAGCAGCTGTATAGGTCAAGCAACGACCCAGCAATGCCTGTGGGTTCCAGAAATTCAAGCTAGCAGCTGAACCCTGAGGAATGGCGTTGGAGTAAACGGCATTCAAGGCATTGTTGAGGGATGCAGTGACGGTGATTGCCGAACCACTTGTACCAGCAGCGATAGCAGGACCGCTAATAGTATAAGAGCCAGTGAAACCAACACCCGACGCACCGTTCGAGGCGTTAACCGTTGGGCCGAAACCCGTAATGGTCGTGCCAGTAGGGATACCCGTGCCGCTAATCACCATGCCAATCGCCAAAGGACCCGCACTAGCGGTAGAGACGATCAGGATGTTACCAGCAGTACCAGACGTTCCGTTAGAAATGTACCCAGACACCGAAGTATACGAGTCCAAAGCTACAAACCCCGCACCGTTATTCGTATCAACTGCACCAGTGTCGCTACGAGCGATCTGGCTTACAATTGAAACACCCGTTGTTGTTGACGCGGAAGACACAAGCGTCAGGGTTGCTGACGTTGGGTTGGCCGAGGCAACAATGGCAGCCGTTGAATTGGTGTACGGAACAATGTTAAGGGTAGTGATGTTATCAAAACCCAAAAACATGCCAGTAAACGCACCAAAATTCTGGCCTGGAGTATAGGTGAAGGCGAGGCGGGGATCAAGGACCCCCGCACCAGAGTAGAAAGCCGACGCACCCAATTCAGGGTTGTATTCTTGAGCAGGGAAAGGACTCTGCCCAAAGACTACTGCGGGACCAGAGAAAGCTGTAATAGACATGATACTTTCTCCTTAGCTTACGAAGTTGGGAATGAACCGTAGATTGCGCGCCAGTTGAAATAACCGAACGAATAACGCTCATAACCCTTGACCAGCAAGTTGTCGGTGACGAAATCCACCTGCATGTCAGTTTCAAACTTCACGCGCTCCATGTAAGCCAGACCTGCAATGTTAGTAAGCAGGAACCAAGCGTAGCTAGAAGTCAAGAAGTCGTTGGTCATGTAACCTTCTGGCAAGCCGCCAGCGGTGGTCAGGATAGCGTTAACATCGTTATCTGCAGTTCCTGGACGCAATTCGGTCTTGGTTAGACGAATAGCAACTGGTTCCAAAGCAGGAGGAACGATCAACTTACGACCACGTGCGAAAATCTTCAGACCAGCCTGATCTTTGAAGTTCGTACGAATTGCGATCATCGCATTCAGCAACGTAGCTTCGTTCAGATCGACCTGAGTCGTTGGAGTGTTCGCAACGGTACCGCCATCGATAGGATGTGCAGTGGAGCAGAGAGCCACACCGTCACCGCCGATCGACGCATTGTACGTCGTAGACGTGTTGAGCACGTTCGCACCATAGATTTCCTTGGTCTGGTGGAAAGATTCCGTAAGACCGAGGTTAGATGGGGTGAACTGAGTCTTGTAGACGTTATCGTCGATTGCCTTACGGGTGATCGCGTAACCCAGAGCCAATTCAGAATGCTCTTGGTTGTAAACGTAGCGTTCACCTGCGCCGTTATCAAACGACGTCTGAGCACCTTCGGTCTTAAGCTGAGCCAAACCGAGGTAGCGCATTTCGGCAGTACGTTCCAAAGCAAGCTTCGAATCGTATTTTGCGAAGATTTTGTCATACTGACTAGAAATCATCTCGTACTTGCCTTCGACTCCGCGAAGACCAGGAAGGAGAAGATCCTTGATTGCTGAAAGATTGACAGCCATTGTACCTTACTCCTTATTAGATACCTGCAAGACCACGTTGCATCGAGTTGTTAAACCCGACAATGATCTTGTTGTACGCGGTTGTGCTATCGTAGCCGTTACCACCAGCAATGGGGCTAGCACCGCCCACTACGTAGTTGGCAAGACTGATAATGCGGAATGGCAAGAAATTGTTAGACGCCGAACCAGCACCCGAATTGGCGATCAGTGAATACTGGTCGGCAAAGAAGGTGGAGAGTTCGTTGGCAGTGTTACCATTGGTTTCGCCAGTGTAGGTTGCATCGTTGTAGTTAAACGAAATGTTCTGACCAACCGACGCCAAACCAACCGCAGTTGCAGTGGTGTTGGAGTTAGCAGTCTGAACGATGAACTGAGCGTTCGGGTCGGTGATCACATACGCGGTCACGTCGCCGTTAGCATCGGAACCAGGCCAATACTTCGACCAAACAGTACGCTTCTGCGAAGTTGACAGATACTTACAACCAGCGAAAACACCAGAAACAGGAACGTAGCAGGTAACGGTACCCGATGCGCTCGAAGTAACACTTGGAGTCTGCAGGCCATAAGCAGCGACTACTGCAGTGGTCGTGGTCGAAGAAGTAACTTGGAAAGTACCGTTCAAGTTAACACCCGATGCAGTGGCTGAACCAGTGATCGTGATGTAAGAACCAATGGGTGGTGCCCAAGCGTTAGGCGAATAAGGCAAGTTACCGCTGGTTGAAGTGGTAGCAGCGGTGAACGTAACCGTCAGAGTGCCAGTAGCACTGGTAGCGATACCCGTTGCGCCGACCGTCAGGGTGACGGGGCCATATGCTTGGTTGATGTAGCCAGTGCCAACACCAGTGGTGTTAGCGGACTGAATTACGGGGTCGCCTAAAAAGATCGGTGTGGCGTTGCTAGAAGAAATAGCAGCGGCGACCTGCTCATACGTAGGAGCAGAACCAGTCCCCTGATATTGCTGAAAACCGTTGGGCGCGAAAATATTCGCCATGGCGGGATTCTCCTTTTAATGGGGTGACCCAATCTTCGCATCGTGCGAACAGGGGGCCGATTAAATTTTAACCTCTCGCGTCGTGGAGAGGATTTTCCCTAATGCGTCCCTCTAGAACCTGTTGGTTACTGAGGGATTGGCATTGGCTCGTATCCCTTTTTGATTGTGGGACGAGCGTTAGGGTGGTCGCGGGTCATTGTACCCTCTGGCGCGCTTGCAAGCTGTTGTTCCTTAGAACGAACCTGCGCACGAGCTTTACGAAGTTCAACATTTTTCGCTTCGTCTGTCAATTCCTTAGGACGCTCCATCAAAATGAGACCATCGCGCTCAATAGTCTCATACTTTCCGATAGGCATCATTTCGGGGTGACGAACAGCGGGGACCGCTTCCCAACCTTTGCGGGACAATTCGACTTCATAGGCGGGATCAGTTTGACCGTAGACAGTCTTACGTTTCCACTCGTAGGACCACCCTTCGGGGATAGTATTAGGGTCGATCCGAAATCGATCGGTACCGTCTTCCATCCCGTTTTCACCGAGATTTTGACGGATCTGCTCCGCACGGATACGGGCGCGTTCCAAAGGATCGTTGATCTTTTCTGGACGCATTGAAGGGCGTTCTGGGCCAGCTTTCATCAGGTCTTTAGACATTTTGTATCCTCTCTTAATTCAGTTTACCAGCGCGTTGAAGGTCAAGCTTGTTTTTGGCGTACTCTTGGTATGACATACCAAGTGCTTCAGCCGTTTCGCGCTCTGCTTCGCTAAGACGAACCACATTAGGGCGGCTAGAGCCAGTTGTAGAAGCCGACCGAGACACTGGAGCAGCCATAGGAGCCGCCTGACGACCCCCAGAGGCTGTCTGAGTGTCTTCCGAACGCCCACGAGGCACATAAGAGTCGTTTCCTTCGATACCGAGGGTATTTTCGATAAAGTTAAAATACTCTGGAGTGTCCTCAACGATGCCACGACCCTTTGCGAGAGTATGCGCACCAATCATCATCTGATTCATGTTGGGGTTGGTAACGTACTCTGGGTGCGCTCGAATCCACTTAGCAGACTCGTAAGACAACCGAGAAGCAAACGCTTCAACTGGGTCGCCATTTGAGTAAGTCGGAACCTCTTGACGAGGCATTTTCTCCATCTCAGACTTGCCTTCTTCAAGCCGCATGAGCTTAGAAGTATGCTGAGACATTTGCTCTTGGATGTCTGCGGCCTCGCCGTAGTCACCAGAAGCCAACGCATGCCTGTAGTTGGCCTTAAGAATAGACACGTCGCGCTTCACGGTGTCAATCGCGTTATTCAGAAGATGCAGATTGGTGTCTGTAACTTCATTCTTAGCCGTCATAGCAACCGTTTCGGCGTCTCTAGCGCGTCTCTCGGCGTCCTGACGCGCCCTCTCAACACTCTCAAGACGCTCTTTAAGCTCCGAGAGAGCCTGATCTACCTCTACTTGAGCCTTTTTGGGCTTTTTCTCTTTGCCCACTTCGACTTCAAGCACCGAATCATTAACTACTTCCGTAAAATCCTCTTTGGGAAGTTCTACTTCAATATCGCTCATTTTGTTCTCCTATCAGGTATTGACGCTGCATTTTACCACACGAGATCGGGGTGCGGAATTGTACCCCTAATGTTAACATCGTCAACAATTCGGCAATACGCGTCGTTAATCTTCAACTGCCACCCGTCGGATGGCCGAAATACTACCCACTGCAGAGGGTCAACGTTTTCACCGTTAAACCACTTGTTGTCGGGGTCGTAAAATGCCGAAGGGCCTTTCTTAAGCACCAGACCAACTTTTCCCTGCCACTTATCTTCGTCGCGGGTAGCCCCTGGAATCATAATTCCACCGCTAGTGCGCTCTGGGCGAATGTAAATACCCACGAGCACCTGATTGTTAAACAGCTTAAAGTCGCTGATATTGCCAACGCTTTCCACAAGATCGATCCGTGGATCCTTCTCATGCTTCATACGCAGTAAAGATGACATGTTATTTCCCCTGTTAGATATCTTCTTGCACGGCTTTACGTGCTTCTTCTAATAGCTCATCAATGAGAGCTAACCCAGCGGCCATCCCCGCTAGATACTTGTACTGTGCAAAATCGGCAAGACCGCCGTACACCATATTATGCTTGATTTGGTCGATATTGGCCTGAATATACTTACGCAATTCAGACTGTATCCTGTCGTTGAACGTTTGACTCATAAGATTGCCCTCTACAATCCCCTCTAGTGTGAAGGCATTGGGGTAGCCAGCCAGAGGGGAACCGACTACCCCCGCCTCTGCAAGGTCGCGTTAGCGTCCGAGAGAGCGTTTTGGAGGCTTGGTACCGTACGACTCTATTTTTTCGAGACGAGCGTTACCACCACCAGAACCTGTGGTAATAGGATACGAAGTCCTACCACCGTGTTTACGGCCCATTGGAGCAGGTGCTGGAGCACCACCCACTGGTACTGGGAAAGGCATCGGCATACCGCCCATTGGCATACCACCCATTGGAGGACCACCTGCACCAACCTGCGGGGGAGGAACGGGTACCGAACGAGGGGGCATCGCGGGAGGAGGCATAGCACCCGCGTCAGCACCACCATGAGGAGCGATGTTGATGTGAATGTTAGTCTTGCCTTTACCAGCCTTACCACCAGTTGCACGAGCTACGCGATCGCCCTTAGGCTCTGCCGCGCCACCCCAGCATTTTTTGCAACGGCAATCGTCGGGGTGAGCGTCGGGGCCGTGCATCTTGCCAAGATGGGCAAAGAATTTACCAACTGGCCCACCTTTTTTGTGGTGCTCACGCTTCAAAGCGTCAGACTTAATCATCTGCTTGATCAGCTTGCGATCTTCAGCGATATCTGGGTGCGCTGCACCACCGCTCTTCAGACCCGTTGACTTAGCCAAACGCGACGAAAAGCCACCCTTCGAGGGGATAAGACCCGAAGGAACGCCAGCGCGATTAGAAGACTGCATCTGCTGCATCATAGCGGCACGAGGATCGCCCGTCATACCACCGGCATCCCGCTGAGCACGACCGCCACGCTTTAGCGCACCGACTGGTTCGCGGTTAGCCTCGTCACGGGATTCGTTGGCTTCTTTCACGTTGCGATTGATCAGGCTGGTAGCGGAAAGAGCCGACCCGCCAGATTTGCGTGGCTTCTTGCCAGCGTGGTGATGCGCTTTGGTACCCAAAGTGTGCGCCACTTTTCCGCCGCGCTTAAATGCGCGTTTGGAGACAGGCCGCAAACCAGTTTTAACTTCGGGGTTCATAAAATCGGGCGGGACAAAAGTAGACGAATCTACTTTCTCGCGAGGATCGCCACCACTAAGCCTTTTAGCCTTCTCTATCGCGGCTTTCCGCGACGACTTACGAATCATGTCCATGACAAAGGTTCCTTGTATGCTACTAGTTCCTAGGCGATGCAGTAGCGAACATCGTGCCGAAGCATTTTACTACACGGAAGCCTTTTCGTCGAGTTATTTTTTTACGTAACCACCTTTATAGAAGGTAGGAAGAGGAGGGGTAGCATACGACGAAGGTACAGGAGAAGGAGCTGCTGGAGTAAACGTGGCCCCAGAACCTACTGGCAAATAGCCCATGTTGGGCTTTACGAAGTTAAAGTTAAGCATAGGAGGCACCACTGGTGCTGGCTTTTCTTCAACTGGCTTTTCTTCGGTAGTAGGAGCGGCTTCAACGGGGTTATTGTCGTTCCCACCGCCACCACCACCACCCACATCGCCGCTATCACTATCGCTAGATGGGTCACCAACGCTACTTCCTTGATTGTCGCCAGTATCACCGCC